GATTGATGACTTGTCTCTATCTTCATCTGCAGCGAGAGTAAACTGTTCATCATACGCTGCTTTAAGGAACGTAACCCTGTCAAGTCCAACTTCAGGGCGCTTAGTGGCGATATGATAAGCAAGTCCAGCAACAAGACAAGGAATGAAACGTGAAGGCACATCATAAGTATTACTACCAGCACGACCTGCATCTTCAATTCTTCTAAGCCTCCAATAAGCCAACGTATAGGTTGTGGATGAGTCTGGTGTTGGCCAGACGCTAACTTTTGGTGTGGCTTGCCTGTCGACATAGATTTGTATTGGTCTCCCTTGGTTGTTCTTGTTTGGTATCGTTGCATAGGTTGAAACTGAAATTCGGTTAATAGATAAATCTTGTTGGTTGGAACCACTTCCAGTTCTAATGACTGTTTCTAATAAATCAATTGTATCTGCTGGTAGAGTATAAGTAGCAGTGCCTGTAGTTAAAGACAATGTTCCAGATTCAACTGTCCATAAATTAATACCTTTATTAGACCATTCAGCAGCCATAATATCTAAACTACGTCTTGCTGTTTTTAAATCATATCCACTACGTAATTCTAGTCCACATCTTTCATATGCTTCTTCTACAATCTCGACTATTTCTGGATTGAATGTTGCTGTTCCACTAGTTGCCATAATTTGCCTTTAAATATTTAATCGCACTTTTTAAACTACTTGTACTATCTTTAAAAAAACCTAACCCTGTGTTACAGTAATGACAGAGTAAACCTCTTACTTTACCTGTGCTGTGGTCATGGTCTATAAATAAAGTTTCTATAGTTCCTTTTATACCACATATTTTACACGTATACTGTTGTTTATCCAACATATTATAAAGGATGTTTGTTTCGATATTATGTCTAGAGCAACGGAGTTTATCTTTATTATCTCTTTTGTACTTACGCACTTGAGCCTTAGTTTTCTCTGCGTTGCATCCTTTCTGATACCATTCACGACCTTCCTTGTTCTTACATTCTTTACAATATGGACGATGTCTATTTGTGTCCTTACGATATGGATAATCTTTTAATTCTTTAATCTCTCCACACCTTTTACAAACTACTTTTTCTTTTCCTCGCACTTGCATGATGTATCTGTTTTATCCTCCCTAACTTTACAACAAACGTATTTAATCTTCTTTTTACCTAATCTTATTTTATGTTTTATTTGAATATAGCTTATTATTATAGAGCGTATACATTCCTCCTTTATGTTCTCCCCCATTTCTATAATAATACGACATAATTTTTTCCACCCCATCATGTTTTCTTTTTCCTTCTTCTTAGTGAAGCAACTCTACGTGGACGACCTGCTGGTTGTCCTAGTCTTTTCTTTTGTGCTATTCTTGATTTCTTTTCAGCGGCTGTCATTTCTCCAGATGTTTTTGGAGTTTTACTAGATACTCTTTTACTAGGTCTGCAGTAGGGAGTTCCACGTTTCTCACCTTTCTTTCTACCACAGGCTTTGCCAGTCCTTACATCTTTCCACTCTTCTTTAAACCATCGTTTTAAAGCTAGACCTTTCTTCGTTTTACGAACTGCCACTACTTACCTTTTTTCTTTCTACATTTAGCAATAGCACCTGAAGCATAGGCACTAGGAAAAACTTTATAGCTAGCTTTTACTTTGTGATAGCAAGCATCTTTGACAGTACCACCTTTTTTCATCTTTCTGGTTTTACCCATACCTCGACATTTCATCATAATTACTTACCTCTATCCTGGGGTGTGTTCCATCCACCCTGTATAAATATATTTATCCCCACTAAGCGGAGGATTACCTCTATGTGTATGTGTCCAATCAGCAGGCCATATTAATATTGTGCCTTTTGTCGGTTTAACACGCATCTTTTGATATAAAAATTCAGTTTCTCCACCTTCTTCTACATCATTTAGATACAACATAAATGCTAACGCCCTAGAACTTGTTTTTAAATTTTCACGTTCACAATGCCAAATGTGATACCCACCACCTGGTACAGTTTTTTTGTATTTTTCCATAATAAACATACAAAGGGACATCCATTAATCTAGAATAAAAATTAACATAACTTCTAAAACAATCATCAAACATATCATGGTACTCTCCAAACATGCCAATAGAAGACTGTGAAACTAATAGCTTATCTCGGTAATTTTCAGCTAGAAAAAATTGTTCATCATCTTTATCATGTCTAGGATGCCCATCTGAATCTTGTCTATTTGTTGTTCTGTTTAAAGATTGCCACCCTTTAAAATAATCTATAAATTTATTACAACATTCTTCAGACACAACATTTTCAAAAATACCAATAAAATCTTTAAACTCACTCTTCATCTCCCTTGCCCCCTATATCTTTTAAAGCTTCGTTTTTTACTTTTGTTCATTGAACCCATCTTTGGATTACGACAACTCTGAGATGTCTTTTTTATAATAGGTTCATGAACAGCAGTAGTTAATTTAAGTCTTGCCATTTACACCATACGGCCTCTGGTCTTACCTCTCATGGCACAACCATCTCTACGATTTTTACCTTTCTTTTTAGATTTCATATAACCACCACTTTTCGCATTTGTAGTAGCCATTTGTTTTTTTCTCATAGCTTCTACAAATTTTTGGGGGCCAAGAAAACCTCCTGAAACTTCTGTGCCTTTTTTCTTTTTAAATAATTTTTTAGCGCCTAGAGCGCCTAAACCACCGAGTGCTATTAATGGAAGCATATTATTTTCCTTTCTTTCTAATTCTAGTTTTACCACGTTTTGCCATACCATCTACTGGACAAGACATTCGTTTTACTTTACCACCTTTTTTCATTTTAACGTGGCCGCCAGTCTTAGCAAAACCCATATTATTACGTACTTCTGTTGGTAATTTAGCTAGACCTTTGTTATCTGGTGGAACAGGTTTTAAAGCACCTCCTTCTTTTTTCTTTAAGAATTTACCTGCTACTCCAAGAAGGCCACCCATTGGGAGCTTTTTTTTCTTCTTTTTCGCCAAGCCTAATAAACCCATTAAAGCCATAATACCTCCTTATACGTATCTTTTTTTGACTTTACCGCCGTAAGCCATTTTTTTCTTCATCATACCACCGCCATAAGCTAAACGAGCGCTCATACCTTTTGGAAGAGAATCATATTTTCTCTTCTTCTTTTTGTCATCTTTAGTTTGAGATGAAGACTCATACTTAAACTTTGGAGTTACTTTCTTAGGAGCTTTAGCTTTAGTTGTTGTTTTTTTCTTATCTTCAGCTTTTTTCTTACCCATTAGATTTATACCTCTTTCAGATTTTCCGCTACCAACATAAGATACTTTTTCTCTTGCAGCATCTAATATCTTTTTGTTTTTAGCTTCTTTTGACCTATTAATAGTTGAAGAAACTCCAATCGCTCCTGCACCTGTACCGCCCACTACCGCTGTACCTTTAAGTAGTTTTTTAGCTCTATTTTTAGCTACACCAAACCCAGGTGGTAAACCATCTTCTCTAGCTAAAGCTCTACTGTCATAACCTCTAGCTTTATCAGTTAAAAACTTTTTAAATTCTGTAAATTTTGGATGTTTTTTAATTTTATCCAATGCATTTTTACCTAGTTTTAACGCTTTAAATGCTGCTGAAAATCCTGCCATTTTATTTACCGCCTTTCTTTTTACGTGTCTTTTTTGATTGAGTTATTACTGCTTCTTCTGTATTAGGTACATCACCCATTACGAAATCTTCACTTGTATCTTTTTTAAACCATCTACGTACAGTAGCAGATTCCCATATTCTGAGAACTAACCATGCTATTGT